GCCTATCGTAGTTGTGTTAGCTGAACCAGCCACATCATATCCAAAGGCATTAGACTCTGAACCAGCAGCCTGACCATGTACATTTGCCCCTATAAATGTATTTCTTCCACCCGTAGTAAGTGCTTCACCAGAGACTCCTGCTCTATAGCCTATGAGAGTGTTTGAAGCACCTGTAGTTATGGAATTACCTGCGCTAACACCAAGCGCTGAATTATAATTAGCAGTAGTGGCACTAAGTAAAGCATTCTGACCAATAGCCGTATTCTGTTGGCCTGTGGTGTTAGTATATAAAGCAGCAAAACCAACCGCAGTATTATGTGGCCCTGTGGTGTTATTATATAAAGCAACATAACCTACAGCAGTACCCTCACTACCTGTGGTATTAGCATTTAATGATGCTAAACCTATCCCTGTGTTTCTTGATCCTGTTGTATTAGTAGTCATAGCAGCCTTACCAACTGCGGTATTAGTATCGCCTGTGGTGTTAGCGTCTAACGCTTGATACCCAACAGCAACATTAGCTGCACCTGTAGTATTGACAGCTAATGCAGATCCACCAACGGCAGTATTCAAAGCACCTGTAGTGTTATCTGTTAAAGCATCTGCACCAACTGCTGTGTTGCTTGCTGCGGTAGTGTTAGCTGCTAAAGCACGATAACCAATGCCTGTGTTGCTTGCTGCGGTAGTGTTAGCATATAAACTCTTCTGACCAAGTGCTGTGTTACTACTTCCTGTGGTGTTGGCGTACAAAGCAGCCTGACCGATTGCTACGTTAAAATTAGCTGTAGTGTTAGTAAATAAAGCAAATTCTCCTACTGCTGTGTTTTCTTCACCTGTAGTATTAGAAGATAATGACTTTGTTCCTATTGCTGTATTACTAGCACCTGTGGTGTTAGCTATTAATGCTCGTGAGCCAATAGCAGTATTGTTTGAAGCTGTAGTATTAGCACTTAAAGCATTAAAACCACCTGCATAGTTTTCTGAGCCTGTTGTATTAGCGTCTAAAGAATTTAATCCAACAGCAACATTATTATTACCAGTTGTGTTAGCAAATAAAGAACTTCTACCAACCGCAGTGTTGTTGCTTCCTGTGGTGTTAGCTTTTAAAGACTCAAAGCCAGATGCTGTATTACTAGCACCTGTAGTATTAGCCTTCAAAGCCTCATAGCCACTAGCTGTGTTGTTGGAGCCTGTGGTGTTGGAGAATAGAGAATAAGCACCTAATGCTACATTATCACTTGCTGTAGTGTTATTGTATAAAGCCTTTAGACCTAATGCGGTATTATCATCACCCGTAGTGTTATAATATAAAGACTCAAGTCCAACAGCCACGTTATTAGTACCAGAGGTATTCGTCTTTAGGGTGATAGCTCCCAAAGCGGTGTTTTGAGTACCCGAGGTGTTGTCTTTCAATGCGCCCCAGCCAATTGCAACTTGATAACCGCCAGTAGTGTTGGTTTTTAAAGCCTCAAAGCCGCTAGCGGTGTTATTGATGCCTGTAGTATTACTCTTCAAAGCCTCAAAGCCAGTAGCAGTGTTAGCATCACCTGTAGTAACCGCAGTACCAGCATTATCACCTACCAACGTATTATAGTTACCACCAGATACAATAGAGTCACCAGCCGTAGAGCCAGCCACAAAGTTACCTGTACCTGCTGTGACACTGGTAATACCTTTCGTAGCTATGTTACCTGTCATCGTTCCGCCAGCTTTGGGTAAGGCAGCGTTAGCAACAGCCACAGTAGCAACTATAGCATTAGCACTAGCCTTCATCTGAGTATCAATCAAGTCCATATCTGTATTGACTTTCGTACCCCAAGTGTCTTCCGATGCGCCAACTTCTGGCTTAGTTAGGCCGTAGTTAGTTGTAGTTGTATCTGCCATTGCAATAATCCTATTTGTTAATCTGTTTGCATTATACTATAAATTAGTCCAAGTCGCGCTATCAACTGGTTTTGTAGCCCATACAGCCGAATCTACTGGCAATGGCTCGTACTTGTAACGCCCTGTCGCTGTCATGCCTGATACAGCGTTGATAGTAGCCGAACCAAACATAATAGCCGCACCATTAGCCGTAACTGTGGATACCGCGTCAATCTCTGCGCTTGCAGATATAGCCATTGCACCAGTAGCTGTGACTGTGGATACCGCATTGATCTGGGCAGATGTGCTTAATACTCGCTGACCAGCAGCAGTAACCGCACTTACAGCAGCTACAACCGCACCAGCATTAACTAACTTTCTAGCATTAGCTGTGACTGTAGAGACAGCACTTATAGTTGCTGACGCTTCACCAATACGCTGACCAGTAGCCGTGACAGTAGAAGCCGCATTAATAGCAACAGCAGCATCTACATAGGCCGCTTGCCCATAGATGTTAATGCCATAATACGCTGCTCCATAACCGTTCATATTAGGCTAGGGTAATGTCAAATTCACCAGCTTGGAAGCGGAATACGTCACCACTACCAATCGCTTTACTAGCCGTTAACGCATTTTCAGCAAGCATATTACCGCTTGTAGCCGCGTCTAATACAGCCGTATGCGTCACAGTACCCCATGAGCCAGTAGCCGTTGGAAACTCTACAGCAGCCGTATTGTCGATTGCACCAGATGATGCGGCATCAAAGGCCATAGCCTTGCGCGTGTAGCCATTACCTGAGACTTCTGTACCAGTGCCGCCTGCGCCAGTAGCCGATGTATAAAGGCCGATGTAAACAGTAGAAGGTGGTGTGTAAGCAGAATTGCGAAACGCATGGTCTAACAGTTCGTTGCGTAAAAATGTAGTAAATGCCATATTAGTAACTTCCTATCTTTAGTCTTAGGCCAGAGCCACTGGCAGTTGATTTGCTGCTTGCGCTATTAACGCGACCTACAGCAGCAGTGTACAAAGCGGCCCAAGTCTGAGCGCGTTCATCTTCCTTTAAGTACGGAGCAGAGTGTAACAATGCGCCATACAGGTAAATGTCTGGGTGATGCGTCAACAACCAATTGGTTTCAGCAGAATCGCTCAGTGTAGGTATTTTAGCGTAATACATGAGGATTGCGCTATAGGAACCATCTGGGGTAGGCATTAACTCAAACTGTGAACTGTTAAGACTGTAGTTGGTTGGTGTACCCGTAGAGTCATTCCTAGCGGCTCTGGTTGATTGCATGGTAGCCAGCGACATAAAGTTTAAACTGCTAGTGCCAGAAGTCGTTAGGTGGAAACGTATCGTAGACAGCCAATCTGTAGGTATGCCCGTGAACTGGCTATCCACTGTAGTCTCTGCGCGAGTTTCCATGCGCCAGTGCCTAATCTCGTTGTTGATAGAAGATTCAGCCAAAGAGATGAAATCAGGTATCGTAGCCGTCAGATCGTCACGGTTCAAGAAGTTGGCAATGGATGCCTTTAACTCTGTGAATGTTGAAATAGCCATCGTGGTTCCTTTAAGTTATGGGCCATTATACCCTAAAGTATTCAGTCATACCTATTGTTAGATAATAAGCCATCAGCCTCACTAATTCCTAGCAATGATAAAAGCCCTGCTAAAGTCGTTGCTGCTGGGTTGGTAGCTAGTAAGTTATTAGTGTTTACCTGATCTGGATCAAAGGCTGCACTCATAGATGACCTAACTTTAGAGCCATCTCGTACTGCAACTACTGGCCCTCCTGTAGCAGAGTATTCTTCCATCCATTCTTTAGGGTCTATACCCATGCTTCTTAAAGATTGATTTATTTTTGGTGCGCGTGGGCCAATGTCAATTACATTATCAATAACAAGGCCATCAGCACCCCTTAGACCAGTACCCATAGCCAGCGTATTAGTAGTCATGTTTCTACCCTCATAAATAGGAAACTCGACACCTGTATTGCTTAACTCTAGTATTTCTTCTGCATCTGAATCAAAAACTTTTGGTGAGCTTATTTGTGACCAATGCTGTGCCTTACTTGGGTAACTTCTCAAAGATGGAAGCATTGCGCTAGTTTTTTCCATGCCGCTAGTGTTAATTAAAACAGGGTATGAGGCTGGCATTGCGCCATCAGCTAATCCTTTATTGTAGCTTTGCGAGATATATGGCGTATCTTTAGAAAACCATGAACTTAGACCGCCTTGTGGCTTAAATGATTCAATGCCTGTATCTGTGTAGGTGACAAGGTTATTTCCTTGTATTACAGCATCATTACCTAAATGATAGGCTTTATCTGTAAAACCCTGCTCAGTAGCCCTAGCCATGCGGCTGGCGTTATCCATAGGCAACTCACCAGTAACAATCTTCATTGCTGTGGTGTCTGGAAACCCTGCCTCAATTAACCTTAGTAGGTTCCTGTAAGCGTCAGGAGCAAGATCAATAGCTGCCCTACCTAAGTCTAACAAACCCTTTGCTATTGCCATTATTTTGACCCATCCATTAAGCTTATTTTATTCTCTTCCCTCATCCTATTAGCAAGCAATCCACCAGTACCTAGAGCCATAGCTGCTGCTGCTGGGTTAGTGGCTATTATGTTACTTGATCCTGTTTTATTTGGGTCAAAAGTGGCAAACTTAGAGCGTATATCCTGCGTATTAAACATAGCTATTGTGTCTTTAACGCCATCATAACTTTCACTTAACTTCATTGAGTCATAGCCCATGCTTCTAAGCTTATCAACTACATCTTTTTGCTCATAAAAAAGATAGCTTCCATCAATATATCCTTTTCTAACCGATGGGTCTGTTATAGAATCAAATCCGTCATAACCCCGCAGTTTTGCAACCTCATTCCTAGCTTCTACATCAACCTCTGGGTCAAAGGTCTTTTGCATTCTTAATTTTACTGGATAGACTGCCTTGTTTGCATTTTGTTTGGCTTTAACAAAGGCCATTCTTTTATTGTCAATAAAGTCATTGTACTCTGGTGTCCATGTTTTATAGCTTTGCCAATCAATAGTGCTTTCCCATTCCTTTTGCCTAGCCTTTATAGCATCAAGATCAGAAGTGTCTATTTTGTCGTTATACTTGCCCTTGCCAATCCACTTATTAGCAAACTCTGGGTTAGGTGTAAAGAACGTAAGTCCATCGCTATAACCAGCTTCAAATTCTTTAACATCTTGCTTTGTCCCGTGATAATAGTCAGTATCTGAAAACCCTTGTTCTTTAGCCCTAGCCATGCGTGATGGGGTGTCCATAGAAAACTGATCCAATAAGCCCTTACCAGCGTCATAAACCTCACCTACGCCTTTGCCTACACCTTTAATAACATTCAACAAGCCAGCCATTAAAACGCCTCCATTAAGCCTTGCACACCCTTCTTACCGTACTTAAAGCCAAGACCAGCAAGTGGGATAGCCGCTTCAGCAGCACCACCTATGGAGTTAAGCCAGCCTTCAAAAGAGTTACCAGCCTCACGCTGTTGTGCGCCTAGCTTCAAAGCATCAACAGAACCTACTGGAGTAAAGTCTAGTATATTGCTAATATTCTGAGCAAAATAGGCTTGGCTTCTTGAGTCGTCATTACCATAATGCAAGCCAGCAAGATAATTGCCTAGCTGCTCTGAGTAGGTCTGCTCCCTTGGCATCATCTGGTCATCTGCGTACTGACCATAACGCTGCTCATCTGCTGCCATACGCTGCTGATCTAATGCGTCCCTCTGGGCCATTGCTGCTGACATTTCTGGAGTAATGCCTAAAACACCTAAACCATCTGTGCTGTACTGGCCTTCCATCTCGTTAGCTTGGCTGTTAATAGACGCAAGAAGTCCCCCTGCTCCCAAACCTGCTGGCATTAGCTTAAAGTTGTTTTTCTCCCCATAGTCCATCATACCATCAAGCCATTGCTGATTAGTGCGCTGATATAACTTAGGATTCATTACTAATGAGCCGTTCTTTTCAGCCTCACTAAATGGTCTTGGTGTGCCTTTCTTTGGATTTGTAAATTTTTGGTCTAAATGATTAAAAACATCTGGGAACATAACTCTTGCTGGATACTGATTAAATAGCCCACCATTATAACCCAGAGTTTTTATGCCGTGAGTGTAGCTTACATTCTTATCCA